AGATACGGAAACAATCTAAAGTTATTTTAGTTGAGTGGTTTAAAAGTTTAGTGTCCAAAGATGAATCAGAGAATGTTAATGAGAATAATATTCTTTCTTATTTATCTCCACAAACACACCTCTTTGCTAACAATCAATTAAGATTAAGTGCTTACTCTTTCAAGTGGACAGTTAAAAAAGTAAAAGCTTTAGTTCGTAAAACTCATATAGATGTAACCGCAGTGAGGTTAAAAGACATTGAAGAAAACAATTCGTAAGGGCTTTAGAAAACCTAGAGTTAAAAGACCTAAAGAAAAAAATGTCCCTCCTAGTTATGATTCTAATTGGGAACACGATCTACACAAGGGATTGTTAAAAGAATGGGATCATCATACTAAAGAAGTAGCCTACATAATAGAACATCTATATGAACCTGACTTTGTTAGGATAATGGGTAATCAGATAATTCTTTTAGAAGCTAAAGGTAGGTTCTGGGATTTTGCTGAGTACAGTAAATACATATGGATTAACAAAGCATTACCGCCTAACACACAGCTAGTCTTTTTGTTTGCCAACCCCTCTGCTCCAATGCCACAAGCTAAACGCAGGAAAGATGGCACTAAAAGAAGTCATGGTGAGTGGGCTTCTGCCAATAACTTTAAATGGTACAGTGAAGATTCTTTACCTAGTGAGTGGGTAGATATGAATTACCGTAAAGATAATACTTTAAATATTGAAAGTGAATAGGAGATACTATGAGCATTGATGATGTAACACCTGAAGAATGGAGTAAAGTAGCTAGAGATTCAATAACTTCTAGATTAGGCACAGGGTTTGATAAAGATAAACCTTTAACTTTAAAAAAAGATGATGTAAATCACCCAGTACATTATAATAATGGTAAGGTAGAATGTATTGAAGCTATTGAAGCTGCTTCAACTAAAGAAGAGTATGAAGGTTACTTGCGTGGCAACGTAATAAAATATGTATGGCGATACAAATACAAAGATAAAATAAAAGATTTAAAGAAAGCTCAGTGGTATCTTCAGAAACTTATACAAGAAATAGGAAAGAATATTAATGACTGATAAAATTGGAGTGCAGCCATACTTAGGTATTCATATTGATTATGATAAAGACATAACACTGAATAATTTTAGTAAGCAAACTATTATAGATAGGTACTTATGGGAAGGAGAAACCCATGCTCAACAAGCTTTTGCTCGCGCCAGTATTTTTGGTGCTACTTATAAAGGACACATTGATTTCGATCTTGGACAGAGACTTTACAACTACGCTAGTCAGCACTGGTTTAGCTTCAGTACTCCTATACTTTCTAACGGGGGAACCTCTCGCGGTTTACCTATCAGCTGCTTTCTCAATTACGTACCTGATTCTAGGGATGGTTTATCTAGCCATTATGATGAGAACATATGGCTTGCAAGTGGAGGTGGAGGCATTGGTGGATATTGGGGTAGTGTTCGTAGCAATGGGGTGGATACTTCTAACGGTAGTAGGTCTACTGGATCTATCCCTTTTATGCACGTAGTAGACTCCCAGATGTTAGCTTTTAATCAAGGCATTACTAGGCGCGGTAGCTATGCAGCATACTTAGATATATCTCATCCAGAAGTAGAAGAATTTATAAACATGCGTAAGACTACAGGAGGAGACTTAAATAGAAAATGTTTAAACCTCCACAACGGAATCAATATAACTAATGAGTTCTTAAATGCTGTAGAAGAAAATTTAGAATGGAGACTTATAGATCCTAAGACCAACACCGCAGTAAAGATAGTACAGGCTAGAGATTTATGGTTCCAAATAATACAAACTAGAATGGAAACTGGAGAGCCTTACATAGTAAACATTGATACTTGTAATGATGCCCTGCCCCTTGAACAAAAGAAATTAGGTTTAGAAATAAAGCAGAGTAATCTTTGCTCTGAAATAACCTTACCTACTAATGAAGATAGGACAGCCGTTTGCTGCTTATCTAGTGTGAATTTAGAGTACTATGATGATTGGTCGCAAGATGAAAACTTTATTAGTGATCTTGTAACAATGCTAGATAACGTATTAGAAAACTTTATTGACTCGGTAGCAGGACAAGAAGGTTATAAAAGAGCAGCCTACTCAGCCATGAGAGAACGGTCTATAGGATTAGGAGCTATGGGTTTTCATAGTTATCTGCAGAAAAATAACATTGCTTTTGAAAGTATGTATGCTTCTTCTTTTAATAATAAATCTTTTTCTTTAATTAAAGATAGAGCAGAGTTAGCATCTAAGCGACTAGCAGAAGAAAGAGGTGAAGCCCCAGACATGAAGGGTAGTAATAAACGTAACGCTCACTTACTTGCTGTGGCTCCTAACGCTTCTAGTTCTATTATATGTGGGGGTACAAGCCCCTCTATAGAGCCTAACAGAGCTAATGTATATACACATAAGACTCTTACCGGAAGCTTTAAAGTTAAGAATAAATATCTCGATGATTTATTATTTGAGCTTTTACCTACTCAAAAGAAACGTGATGAGGTATGGAAAGACATCGCAGCACATGAAGGCTCAGTGCAGCACTTAGATATATTGACTGATGATCAAAAAGAAATATTTAAAACTGCACCAGAAATAAATCAGATATGGATTATAGAACATGCTTCTATGCGTCAGAAATATATTTGTCAGAGTCAAAGTGTAAATTTATTTTTCAAAGCTCCTCCCATAGAATCAGATCAAGATACACATAATGATTTCTTACAGTACTTAAATGATGTACACTGGGCAGGTATGCACAAACTAAAGTCTCTTTATTATTTAAGATCTGATGCAGCACGTAACACTGAGAATGTTAATATAAAGATACCTAAAATTAATCTAGAAGACGAAGGATGTTTAAGTTGCGAGGGATAATATGAACTGTTGGCACTGTGAGTCAGAATTAATATAAAGGAGAAAGAACAATGAGTTTGTTAGGAACTAGAGATTATTATAAGCCTTTTGATTATCCGTGGATGTTTGATTATTATGTACAACAGAATCAAATGATATGGCTGCCAGAAGATGTGCCTTTACATAATGATGTAAAAGATTGGCAAGAAATGAGCGACTCAGAAAAGAATATGTTGACTCAGATTTTTAGATTGTTTACTCAGTCGGATGTTGATGTAGCTTCTGGTTACATAGATAAGTATATGCGTGTATTTAAAAAGCCAGAGTCTAGAATGATGATGTCTTCATTTGCTAACATGGAGTCTATCCATCAACATGCTTATAGTTTGTTGCTTGATACAGTAGGGATGCCTGACTTAGAGTACAAAGCTTTCTCTGAGTACGAAGCTATGGCAGAGAAGCATGAGTACATAACTAATGTTCCTCTTAAACTTAGTGACAAAGAATCTATTGCTAAGAATCTAGCTGTATACTCTGCCTTTACTGAGGGTCTGCAACTCTTCAGTAGCTTTGTAATTCTTTTAAACTTCCCTCGCTTTGGTAAGATGAAAGGCATGGGACAGATAGTTACTTATAGTATACGTGATGAGTCTATGCACGTTGAGGCAATGACAAAACTGTTTAGAGAATTTATAAAAGAAAACTTACATCTATGGACAGATGAGTTTAAGAAAGAAATCTATCAGGTCTGTAGAGAGATGGTAAAACTAGAGGATAAGTTTTTAGATTTAGTATTTGAGATGGGTGATATACAAGGCTTATCTAAACATGAGATGAAACAATATATAAGATATATAGCTGACAGACGTTTACTACAGCTAGGTTTAAAACCTAACTTTGGAGTAAAAGATAATCCTTTAGATTGGTTAGATGATGTATTAGGAGTAGAGCATCAAAACTTCTTTGAAGGCAGGGCTACTACTTATATGAAGGGAGGTATAAAGGGCAACCTAGATAGTGTCCAATTTAAAAGTCTGGGAGTTGAGGACTGAGGAGGCAGTATGGACAACAGACAAGAAGGTAATTTAATTTCATTCAGGGTGTTCTTAGCAAGGGATGGTAATATTATATCTGAGTATTCACACTTACCATTTGAAGATATAGAAAGAATATTTCCAACAGATGAGATACCAATTATAAAAAAGGTTGTTAAGGAAGGCTCTCTAAAACTAGAGGGTCTACACAACTTATTAGAAAAAGAAGTGCAGAGTACTATTTACTAGGCTTATGCATGAAAGCTGTTGCGCCCATGTAAGTACCAACGATGCCACACAATGAAAAATAAAATAGACCTAGTAAATCAGATAGTGCATTAACTCTACTGTCTGGTATTAACGGAGTAAACAATACAATAGTTGTTATCGTCATTACAATTATAGCTAACCATGCCATTAACTTTTGAGCCTCTGATTTTTCTTCTCTTAACTCTAAGTCAATCATTTCTTTAGCGCGGTCTATCTCTTCATCAGTTACAGTCCCATCTCTATCAAGATCAAACTGTTCATACTTAGATTGTAGTTCTAATTTCTTAGCGTTCATTGTTAATGAGTAGTCCCTTCTCCATTAAATATTTCATCTGCTTGAGACATTGCCATAAACTGATGTTCAAATATACCTCTAAAGGTTTCGTAGTCTACTGCGTCCATTTCGTAAGAAGCATGTATACGCACGTATATTTGAAATGCTGCCGTTAACTGGTCTTCAGTGTAAAGGGCTATCATAAGTTGTACCTCTAGTTAAAATATATAATATAATAAAGAAGCTATTATACCAATTCCTGTTGCAATAATAGTAGCTATTAAACATGTATCAAATATAAATTTTTTTCTTGCTGCTAACTTCTTAGCTATTTCTAATCTTCGTTGACGTTCTGTCTTCCTAGCCCTCATCATTGTTTTGTATACATCTCCTTGTCCTGAGTAAACAAAGAGTTCTCTTAATTGTTTTTCTAAGTCTTTAGCTTTATGTTCTGCTAGTGCTACTTCTAATGCATACGCCTCTACGGATTGTGCAGCAAATACTTTTTTACCTAACGGAGCATTGTCCGCTTCTGTTTTTGCAGTATCAATCTTGTCTTTAGCATCAAAAAATTCTGCGAATTGAGTGCTTAGTTCTGAGGTATCCTTACCTACTTGTATACCTTTTTTAATAAGCGACACAGCACGACTAGCAGCAGCTATGGCTACTGTCACTTCTATCATTACTGTCTCCTAGTTATCTGATAAACAACTGCTCTGCAGCACAGTGATCTGCGTATCTGCACATCCTTACATTTTGTTTAAACACTGCTTGATCTGTCCAGTTCCATTCAGGATGTTCCTGTAGACTTAAAGATAGGCGAGTACCACCACAACTTGTAATTAATAACATTGACATTAATCCTAGATATTTCATTCTTTGGCTATCATCCTTCTATTGTTTTGCTCATTTAAAAGTTCTTGATATTTGTTATCATCAAGATGTGTAACAGCAATCCAAGCATGAGTCATCTCATCGCCTGTCCTGCTTCCACCCATGACCCACATATCAGAGTCGGGGTTATTAGGGTTTTCTTTTGTGTTGTCATACCATTGCTTTAGTACTAAGACTGCTCCTGTTGGAAGAAGCGGTGCAAAGTCTGGCTCATATATATGACTGTGATGCCACGTTGCGCTCCAGTTAGATACCTGACTGACTTGTTCTGTACGTCCAGTTTCAGGATAGAATATTTCAAAGGAAGCTGCATTCATTCTAAGATGACCGTGAGGCTGCCAAGAATCTATGCGTACAGGATGATCAAAAGAATGAAAACCCTGCGTCATTAAGTACCCATTAGGAGGAATAACTATATCTTCTTGATTGCTTATTCTGTACAGCTTTAAGTCTTGTTTGTATTTAAGTTCTTCAGATTCCTCTGGAGAATATAACCACATACCTATATCTACGATGTTATTCTCAATAACAGATTCTGGGGCCATTGCCCCAAGACCTCCGGGGAACATGTGAATGTCCCATGCTATCTCTGCATTTGCAGGTATAGTACGACACACGCCCTCCGGTACTACCTCACCCCACTTACCCATAGCATACTCTGTGAGCATACCAAATCTTTCACCATTTAAAATAACACTACTATTAGCATGGTGTACCACACTCTTAGCTTCGCCTCTTGGTTTAACTTGAATAGCTTTAATACATCTATCTTCTGTTAAGCCACTAGGTACATTATGTTTATGCCATAGATCATTACCACTGGCAGGAATGTCTATAGGCGTAGAAGGAATAATTACTGTAGGCTCTCCTAAGTCTTCATAGAAGTTCCATTGACTAGGATCTGGTAGTACCAAAGGTGCTAAAGCCACATCCCTGTTGCCGTACTCTGAGCCAGTGTTAACCCACTCTACTATTGTATTTATTTCTTCTTGTTCTAATCTCCAATCGCCATGTAGTTCTTGTATACCTATTTCTTTATCATAAGCATAGGGAGGCATCTCACGATTGGCTACTTTAATCTGTATTAAAGGACTCCACGGACGCACCTGCTCATATGTTTCAAACTGCATTGGACCTATGCCACCCTGACGATGACACACAACACAGTTATTATGTATAATATCTGCTACATCATCTACATAAGTAACATTAGCTTGAGATACTGTTGCCATTGACATACAAATAGCTAATAAAGTCTTTTTCATTAGATTATCCTATGGGTAAATTATTTAATTTTTTACTTGATTATTATTATAATGAGTAAATTATTATATTAGTTACTCCTTAATAACTCCATATAAAAGGGCGTGGTCTTTCGGGAGAATTTGCTATGTCATCTAAATGTATAAACCTACCATTTCCTTTTTGATTTATACCAATACCTTTAAACTCTCCAGACTTTACAGCAGCTTCTATAAGAGCGTATGCGCGTTCTCCAGAAACTCCTATATCTATTGCATGTCCTGTAGAATGTGACCCTGCTGTTTTCTTACGAGCTTCTATGGGGTGTTCTGGGCAACGGTAAGCACTATTTACAGGAAAAGGAAACCCTAGCTCTTCACGGAGCATTTCTATTTTATTCATAAAAGATTCGTCTATGCCTTCAGTACCACAGTGAGTGCATTTAAGTTCATCTTTAGTAAAGTATTTCATTGACAATTCCTTTGTAAACTTTTTAGTATTCTACCGCCTTGATTACGTTCTACTCTATCTCGTTTAAGTTCTGGTTTAGTTATGTAATCCATTGCTTTAGATATAAAGTCTGGAGGCACATCATCTATATTTGTAACAAGATCATATCCTCTTTCTATAGGAATATTATTTTTAAATCTTAAATTAGTTCCTTCTGGTCCTAACCTGTTTTCAATCCTATTTTTAAACTGCTCTCTAGATAAACCTTCTCTATTAGCTGTTATGCCCATGCGATTATTAAATCTATCTGTATGTTCTGAGTTAGGATTTCTTTTCCCTACTATTTGATTTTTTGCTGAAAAAATTTCTCTGCCTTGAATAAGAGGAGTTCTAAAATAAGCATTATCATAACCTAACAATGCATGTTGAATTGCATTAAAAGCTTCTTCATCTCCAGAGATACCTAGTGATATATCATTCCTGTCAAATTTTCTAACTTCTTCTTCAGTTAAAAATCTTTTAGGTATACTCCGTCCTTGCTCATTCTTTTTAGGTACAAAGCTTCCTTCATCATTTTTTTCTAATTCCCACTCAGCAAATTTAAGTTGTTTATCTTCTCCTAGTACGCCTTTATCTACTAGTTTATTATTAAAATTTACTGCTTCTATAAATGTTTCTAATTGTTGTTTAGTGCCACGACCTATTAAAGCTGCCAATGCACTTTTTACTTTACTTTTTAAACCACCTTCTGCAAAGGGGTATCTAAAAACTCTATCTTCTTGATCTGTAAAAGCATCCCCTGCCTGTTGATCATATGGTAGCCCTGTCATTTTATCTATACGTTCATCAGGTTCTACTGGGGCTTGAGGTACGTTGTATACTTCTCCTCCTTTAGC